ATGAGCAAGGGCTCCACCCCTCCGCCGTTCCGTCACCTCGAGGACGGCACCGTCTGCCCGGTCGCGCCGGCTGCCGCGTGTGGCGTGCTGGCGGTGCATCACCGGCCGAAGCACGCGGCGCCGATCGCCGCCCAGACCAAGCACACGGCGCGGTCGGCGACGTATCGGCCGAAGCGTCGGCTGTTCATCGATCCGGATGCGGCGCCGTCGTTCCGGTACTCGACGACGGTGGCCCGCGGGGTGACCCGGTGACCGCGACGAAGACCAGGCCGCGGCTCACCCGCAAGGACTGGCTCATCAACGGGAAGACCAGTCACTCGTACCTGCTGGACTGCGACTGCCGCCGCTACACCAGCACCGACCCCCACAAGGTCCCCGGCGTCACCACCATCCTGTCCGCCCTGCCCGGCCCGCCGCCGTCGTGGGGTGCCGACGTCGCAGCGAAGATCGTCCTCAACGAGTGGGACCAGGTCGCCGAGATGCCGGCGCTCGACCGGTACGAGTACCTGAAGGGTGCGCCCGACCGGTACATGAACGAGGCCGCCGAGCGCGGCACGAAGATCCACAAGATGGGCGAGGCCCTCGCGTGGGGCGAGGCGCCCGACGTGCCGGACGAGATCCGCGGCCCTGTCGAGGCCTACGCCCGGCTGCTCGACGACTGGCAGGTCGAGCCGGTGGCGACGGAGTTCCCGGTCGCGATGACCCCGGAGCGCGCGGCCGCGCTCGGGATCGGGTCGGCGGCGTGGGCCGGTACCGCTGACCTCGCGGCACGGATCGGTGTGCGGGACAACGCGTTCGCGTACATCGACGTGAAGACCGGGAACAGCGTGCAGAACAAGACCGGTCTCCAGCTGACCGGGTACGACTTCGCCGACCTGTGGCAGCCGGACGGGCCGGAGTCGGAGACCACCGACAAGCCGCGCGCCGAGCTGATGTACGTCGCGCACATCGGGCCGGACTCGGCGCGGATGCTGCCGGTCACGCTCGGCGGGCTGCGGGAGCTGAAGTACCTCGCGTACCTGCGGATGTCGATGCGGTGGCAGCAGGACCACGACTGGTGGTACCGGAAGCGCGGTCCGGAGCCGCTAATCGGTGAGGCGGAGCAGCCGTGATCGTCCTCGCCCTCGCGCTCTGCGTGCTCGTGCTGACCGTCCTCCTCGCGATCGCCGTGGCCGGCAACGCCGACCTCGCCGCCGAGAACCGTCGCCTGCGTGGCGACCACCTGACCCTCATCCACCCCGCTCGAAGGACCACCCGATGACCGAGAACCTGCCCGCCGTCCCCGCGGCCGCCGCGACCCGCGAGGTCGCCAACCAGGACACCGACTCCTGGATCCCCGTCCTGGCCCCGGTCATCGAGCTGGCCAAGGCGCTGTCGACGACCGACTTCGTCCCGCGCGGTCTCCGCGGCTCGGCCACCGCGACCGCCGCCGCGATCCTCTACGGCCGCGAGGTCGGCCTGCCGCCGATGACCGCGCTGACCCAGACCCACGTGATCGAGGGGAAGCCGGCCATGTCGGCCGAGGCGATGCGCGCCATGGTGCTGTCGCAGGGCCACGCGCTGGAGATCGTCGAGACCACCGGCACGCGCTGCGTGATGCGTGCCCGGCGCGCGAACTCCGACAACTGGACGACGCTGGAGTGGACCATCGACCTCGCCCGGCAGGCCGGGGTCGCGGGCAAGGGCGTGTGGAAGAACTACCCGCGGCAGATGCTGCAGGCGCGTACGACGACCGAGCTGTGCCGGCTGGTGTTCCCGGACGTGATCCACGGGTTCCGGTCGCTCGAGGAGTTCAACGAGCTCGAGGGTGCGGTCGTCGAGGACGAGGACGGGAACACGGCGCCGACGTCGGGCACGAAGGTGACCCGGAAGCGCGCGGCGCGGAAGACGGCGGCCGCTCCCCCGGCTGCTGTGGAGGCTCCGGCGGCGCCTGCTGCGTCGTCGGTGGAGGACGGTCCGCCGTTGCCGGGTGCTGATGACCACGCACCGGCTCCGGTGGCCGAGTCGTCGGCGGGGGGTGACGACGGCGGCGCGGCTGGGGGCGTGTCCGGGGAAGACGTCGCGTCCCCCGTCGACGACGACCAGGACGTGCACGACGCGGTGCTGGTCGAGGACCCGCCGTACGACGAGCCGCCGGCCGAGGAGCCAGTGGTCGACGAGCACCCGGAGCCCGGGCCGTCGACCCGCGCCCAGCACCGGATGCTGTTCAGCCTCCTCGGTGGTCTCGGCGTTTCGTCGGACGAGGAGCGGCTGCTGACGACGTCGGTGCTGGTCGGTCGGGAGATCGGCTCGTTCAACGGGCTGACGAAGGCGGAGGCGTCGACGTTGGTCGAGACGTTGGGGATGTTCAACGGGGACCGGGCGAAGCTGCTCGCGCTGCTCGCTGAGGCGGAGGCGTGAACAGCGAGGCGCGGAAGCGCGCGCACCAGCCCGGCGCCCTGACCGTGACGGTTGACGTCGTCGACGACCCGCGCATGGGGAAGGTCGTGCTCCTCCAGCTCCCTGACGGGTACGTCGTCACGAAGTCTGAGGACGCCCGCCGGATCGCGGCCGCGCTCATCGAGTGCGCCGACCGGGCCGAGCAGGCCGACCTCGTCGAGGAGGGCCGCCGGTTTGCCTCGGAGCGTGAGGACCTCATCGCGCAGGGCGTCGACCCCGCTGACCTGCTCGTGCCCGAGGTCCCGGTCGTCGTGCAGCCGTGTCCGGAGTGCCGGGCCGGGAAGCACGGCAACTGCGACGGCGGGTCGTGGGACTACGTCGCTGACGAGCCCGCTGCCTGCCCGTGCGCGATCGAGGACCACGAGGGCGGTGCGTGATGGGGCTGACCGTCGTCACCGGCCCGCCCTGCGCCGGCAAGAGCACGTACGTCAACGACCACCGCGAGACCGGGGACGTCGTCATCGACGTCGACGCGATCGCCGTCGCGCTCGGCGCGGAGACAGACCACGTCGACTGGTCGACCAGCACCCCGCACCGGATCCTCGCCCGCGAACTCCGCGCCTACCTCGTCCGGACGCTGGTCGCGGAGATCAAGCGGGACGGTGCGCCGGCGTACACGGTGTGGCTGGTCGACACGGCGCCGAAGCAGTGGCAGCGGCAGGAGTACCGGCGGGCCCAGGCGACGATCGTGGATCTCGACCCGGGCCGCGAGACCTGTCATGAGCGGGCGAAGGCTGCTGGTCGGACGGTCGCGACGCATGGGGAGATCGAGCGTTGGTATGCCGAGGCGGCCAACCGATGACGTACACCGTCCGCCCGCTGTCTGACCGGACCTGGCTCCGCCCCGAGGGACGCCGCACGCCGACCCGGTTCTCGTCCTCCTGGCCTGAGACCGAGGAGTTGCTGCTCGCCGAGGTCGGTCGCCTCCGTGGCCGGGACATCGTCGTCGAGGTCGACCTCCGCGAAGGTGACCTGAGGGTCGACGGGCGGCCGAAGGCGAAGGCGCAGGCCGCCACCCCCGCCGTCGTCGTCGCGTTCGAGACCGTCGCGCACGGCCCGATGCTGTACCGCTGCGACACCTTCACGACGTCGTACTACGACCAGGGGCCGGCGTGGCAGCACAACGTCCGGGCGATCGCGAAGACGCTGGAGGCGCTGCGCGCGGTTGACCGGTACGGCGCGACGGAGACCGGCCAGCAGTACCAGGGCTTCAGGGCGATCGGCGGCGGCACCCCGATGCCCGCCGCACCGCCGGCGATGCCCCGGCACGAAGCGGAGAACGTGCTCATCCACTGGTCCGGCGGGCCGGGCCCCATCGACGAGCGCGCCTACCGCAGGGCGCGGGGCGCGGCCCACCCGGACCGCCATGGCGGGGACCGCACGGCGTGGGATCAGGTCGAGCGGGCCGCGCAAGCGCTGGGGCTGGCGCGGTGATCGTCATCGGCGCGGCGTTCGCGCTCGTCGGCCTCCTCGCCCTCGTCCTCTGGCTCGACCGGAAGCCCTGGTGAACCGCCGACAGCGCGACGTCCTCCGCGACGCCGCACCCCTCCACGAATGCCGCGACTGCCACCTCCCCATCCGCTTCGTACGGCTCGACACCGGCAGCGCCCTCCCCGTCAACCCCCTCACCAACCCCAAGGGCAACGTCGCCGCCCGCATCAGCGGCGGCCGGCTCGTCGGGTTCGTGATCTCCCGAGACCACCGGCCGGGACCGCTCGACTCCCTCCGGTTCATGCCCCACCACGCCACGTGCGAGGCGAAGGCACGCAGCACCAGCTCGAGCACCACCCCACCCGCCGCGGCCGACGAGCCGCTGTTCTAGAAGGAGCACCACCCACATGAGCGCATCCGTGAAGCTCGCCACCTCCATGCCAGGAGACCCCCAGACCAACGGCGTCGACGCCCTCGCCCCGATCCTCGTCCGCGAAGGGCTCGGCGAGATCGACGAGCAGCTCCGCGTCGGGATCATCTGGTTCGACACCTCGAAGGTGACCACGAACTCCGACACCGGTGACCACGTCCCCACCATCCGTGTCCGCCGGATCGAGCCCGTGGGCGTCGTCGGTGACGTGGACCCGTCCATCGTCGCGGCGGTCGAGGCTGCCGTCGAGCGGCGTACGGGCCGGAAGGCGATCCCGTTCGGGATCGTCGAGGTGTCGTCGGACGGTGCGTTCGGTGACCCGGATCAGCGGGCGATCGACGACCCGGAGGACGAGAACTGATGGGCCGCCAGATCCACCCGGACCTGCCCGAGGTCCCCGACGACCAGCCCGCGCACACCTGGGACTACCCCGCCCCGCTGGACGACCTCGCGTACGCGTTGGAGTCCGCAGGCGAGGACGGCCACACCCTGGCCGACATCGCCGAGGTCACCGACTACTCGATCAGCTACCACGGCGCCCCGTGGACGCCGGGTGAGGACGGCGGGACCGAGCTGACGCTGATCGTGCTCGCCCGGCTCACGGACGGCCGGTGGCTCGCGATGGAGGCGTGGAACGACTACACCGGCTGGGGTTGCCAGGACGGCGTGGACGCGTACGTCGGGCCGACCCGGGAGGACGTCGTCACGAACGGGCTGACGAACGACGCCCGGTCGGCACTCGGGATCGAGACCGTCTGATGGGGGCGCTCGGCGAGGGCATCGGCCCCGACACCGACGAAGGCATCCGACTCTGCGAAGTCCTCGGCATCAACCCCAACGAGACCGCCAGCATCCGCATCACGCTGGAGGCCGGTACCGGGGCTGTCCTGGAATGGGTCGGACGACGCCACGTCCCCATGGGTCGTCTGGTCGATGCCCTCACCGACGCGCTCGACGACCACACCCCCGGTGACACCCCGGACTGGATCCCGGGCAAGGACCCGTGGGGCACACCCCCGGGCCCGTGGGACACGCCGCCGTGCTGACCCACGAGATCCGAGCCGTCATCCCCGGCCACCCGCTCACGAAAGGGTCGATGAAGTGCGTCGGCCGTCGTGGGCGGGTGGCCCACGTCCTCCTCGAATCCGACGACTCCGGCGCCAAGGCCCGGTGGCGCGCGTTCATCGCCGACAGCACCCGCCGCGGCTGGCCCGCCGGGCAGCAGGCCGTGAAGGGCCAGCCCCTCGGCGCAGACATCACCTTCACGCTCGACCGGCCGAAGTCGCACTACGGCACCGGCCGGAACGCTGGAAAGGTCAAGGCGGCGTACACCGCCGCCTTTCCAGTCGGGCACGACACCGGCGACGTCGACAAGCTGCTCCGGTTGGTGCTGGACGCGCTGCAGGACGGCGACGTGATTCCGGACGACTGCGCGGTCGTGGACACGCTCGCGCGGAAGCGGTACGTCGACGCGACGTCGGCGGAGCCGGATGTCCTCGGCCATCCGGGTGTGGTGATCCGCCTCTACCCGATCGAGGTCCCGGCGCCGTGAACCCCGAGCCGAGGCGCGCGACCCGCCGCCACGAGAAGGCCGCAGCGGCCCGACGTCGCCGAGAGTCCCGCCGCGGCAAGGCCACCTGCGGGCCGACCGGGAAGACCCGGTTCCCCGACGTCGGCGCCGCGTTCTCCGCCGCGCTCCGGCTCTCACACACGCTCGGCCGCCCGATCCGCGCGTACCCCTGCCCCGACTGCGCTGGCTGGCACCTGACCCGCCGCCGCACACCCCCGAAGGACACACCATGACCACGTCGTACGACGCCCTCGACGACTTCGCAGGCCCCGGCGGCTGGGACCTCGGCGCCGCCCTACTCGGCCTCGACACCCTCGGCATCGAATGGGACCAGGCCGCCTGCGACACCGCCACCGCCGCCGGATTCGCCCGCGAACGCGCCGACGTCTCCACCCACGACGCCCGCCCCTGGCGCGGCAAGATCCCGCTCTACATCAGCTCGCCGCCCTGCACGCTGTTCTCCACCGCCGGCAAGGGAACCGGCCGCGCCGCGCTCGGCGTCCTCGCGGACGGCATCCGCCGCATGTTCGCGGGCGACGACTGCCGCGCCGAGGTCCGCGAGGAGATCTACCGCGAGCACACGCTGCCCGCCCGGACGGAGGAGAACGAAGCCCGGAAGCCCGAGAAGCGGTGGAGCCCGGAGAAGGTCGAGAAGGCCGCCCGGGACGACGCGTTCATCGCTGCGCTGGTGTTGGAGCCCGCCCGCCGGATCCTCGACCTCGACCCCGAGCGGGTCGCGATGGAGCAGGTCCCCGCCGTGCTGCCGCTGTGGGAGGTCTACGGCTACGAGATGCGTCAGCGCGGCTGGTCGGTGTGGACCGGCGTGGTGAACGCGGCCGACTACGGCGTGCCCCAGACCCGGAAGCGCGCCATCTACATGGCGTCCCGCGTCTCGATCGTCGCGCCGCCGACACCGACGCACGCCGAGCACCCCGAGGACGGGGACCTGTTCGGCGGCGGCCGCGCGAAGTGGGTCAGCATGGCCGCCGCGCTCGGGATCGGATTCGAGGACGAGCCCGCCGCGACCATCAGCAGCGGCGGCGGGAAGACCGGAGGCGCTGAGCCCTTCGCCAACGCGGGCTACCGGAAGCGGCTGGCGGCGGCGATCGACCGGCGCACCAACAGCAAGGGCCCGGGAGGCACGGTGGTCCCCACCGCGCTGGGCTCGATCGAGCGCCCGGCGCCGACGCTGACCTCCAAGGCCGGCGAGCAGTGGGTGCTGCGGATGGGGAACCAGCAGAACGCCGCCGTCCGGGCGCTGGCGGAGCCAGCGCCCACCATGGCGTTCGGGAACAACTCCTCGTCCATGGAGTGGATCCGCACCCGGCCGGCCACCACGATCGTCGGATCGTTCGGCGCAGACACCGTCAGCCCGCCCGGCTACCGGCTCGACGTGTCCCGCCAGAACGCCGAAGGCGGCGTCAAGATCACCGTCGCCGAAGGCGGCGTCTTGCAGTCCTTCCCGTGGGACTACCCCTGGCAGGGCCCGCGCACCAAGCAGTTCGAGCAGGTCGGGAACGCAGTCCCCCCGCTCCTCGCCGCGCACATCCTCGCCGCGCTCACCGGCCGCACGCTGGCGGTTGCAGCGTGAGCGGGGTCCGGACCGGGACGCGGCTCCAGCAGCTCCACGCGCTCCGCCACCGCGTCACCGTCGAGCTCGAGTACGCCGCACGCCAAGGCACCCCCACCGCCCGGCTCCGCGCGCTGCTCGCCGCCACCGAAGCCGAGATCCAGGCCGAGACTCCCCCACCCGTCGCGACGCGCACGGCGACCGAGCAGGACCCGCGGCGCCGACCCCCGCTGCCCGTCGACCTCCGGCTCGCCCAGCTAGGCGTCACCACCGCCACCGTGCGGGCGTGGGCCGTCGAGCAGGGGCTGGTCGAACCCGGGCGCCGTGGCCGTGTCCCCCTCGCTGTCGTCGACGCGTACGCCGCCCACCAGCGCACCCTCGCGCACTACAACCAGAAGGCAGGAACACCATGAAGGCCCTCACCGTGCAGCAGCCGTGGGCGTGGGCGATCGTCCACGGCGGCAAGACCATCGAGAACCGCACCCAGGCGTGGAAGTACCGCGGCCCTCTCGCAATCCACGCCGGCGCCCGGCTCAGTCAGCGTGGCTGCGACGTCGTGCCCGAGATCCTGGCCGAGACCCGAGGGTGTCAGGTCGGCGACTACCTCGGCGAGGAGCTGACGTACGGCGCGATCATCGGCGTTGCCCGGCTCGTCGACGTCCACCTTGCAGAGTCCGCGATCGACGCCGAATGGGGCAGCTCCGTCATCCGGTCCGTGGTGTGCTGCGACTCCCCGTGGGCCGAGCAGTCGTACATCGAGCACGGCGGCCGCGGTCGACGCGACGTCGTCCACCTCGTGCTCGAGGACCCCCGACCTATCGACCCGATCCCCTGCAAGGGGCGGCTAGGCCTCTGGACCCCCGACCAGGACGTCCTCGACCAGCTCCGCGAGGAGGCCTGAACCGTGACGCTCAGCGGGTTCAAGGCCCAGAACCACCCCCAGCAGACCACCCGCCGCGGCGTCGACGCCGACGTGGACGACCGAGCCACCCACCCGATCGACTTCGCCCGCATCGACGAGACACACGGCCCGTTCACGGTCGACGTCGCTGCCGCCGCGCACAACACGAAGTGCGGGCGGTTCTGGACCGGCGAACGCGTCTGGTGCAACCCCCCGTACTCCGACATCGGCCCGTGGGTCCGGAAGGCGTGGGAATGCTGGGCGTCGACGTCCGGCATCACGATGCTCCTACCGGCCAACCGCACCGAGCAGTCCTGGTGGCAGCAGATGGTCGAGCCGTTCCGCGACCGCCCCGGATCCCCGCTCCGCACCGAGTTCCAACGAGGCCGGTGGCGGTTCCTGAAGCCCGGGGACACGGCGATCGAGCCGAACAGCCGGCCACCGTTCGGCGTGGTGCTGCTGACCTGGACACCGCCGCTCCAGTGGACGCCGGGGTACGTCGCCGGTGGCTTGTTCGACGACCAACTGGAGCACGCCGATGCATGACGACCCCATCGCCGCTGCACTCTCCGACGCCCCCTGCGACGGCGGCGAGTGGTGCGTCTGCGCCGTCCGATGGGCGATCCAGCTCCTGCGCGACGCCGGGCTCGTCGACATCGAGTGGGCTGTCGTCGACCGCGGCCAGACCATCCACCTCGAAGGCGCCACCTGCCCCGCCGACGTCATGGCCCTCACCCACGGCCACGGCACCCACGGCCCGGTCGGCATCGCCCGCCGCACCGTCATCCGCACCCAGTGGGAGGAGATCCGGTGAGCCGCGCACCGAAGACCTTCCGCAGCCGCTACAGCGACGCGATCTGGGCCCCCAACGCCCTCCGCCCCAACGAGAAACTCGTCGCCCTCACCTACATCCGCTACGCCGGCGCCAAAGACCCCAGAACCGGCGAGATCGCCGACGACGACGTGTCGTGGGTTGACTCCGTCACCCTCGCCGAGCACACCGGCATCCGATCCCGCGACACCCTCCACCGCGCCCTGAAGGCCCTCGTCGAGGCCGGATGGATGGTCCAGATCGAGGCCGCCCGCCAGTACCGCTCGCCCCGCTACCGGCTCACCATCCCGGACCGTCCAGACGTCCGATTCACGTACACCTGCGACGCCGATACCGGGTAACCCAGACGTGCGAGAACCGGACACCTGACGGCCCTCCCAGATGTCCGAAATTCGGACCACTGGCCCCTGTGGATAGAGCCCCAGATGTCCGATTCTTCGGATCCAGATGTCCGATTCCTAGGCATCCAGACGTCCGGGAATCGGACAGGAACTAGAGACAGACCCCTAACAGACCCGTGACCAACCCCGGGTTGAGAGCACCAAGTACAGACCGCGCACGAGCACACCGACCAGGAGCACCGATGACCCACCACCAGCCGCCCATCCCCGACCTCACCCCGACCAGCATCACCGGCACCATCCAAGTGCAGGCCTGCCCCGACCACCCCGACACCGAACCCACCATGCCCGCCGCCACCTGCACCACCTGCGGCCGCCAGCTCCACGTCACCATCGCCAGCACCACGCCCTGCGGCGACACCGGCCCCGGAAGCGACTTCGGCTATCCGCCGCTCGAACCCTGCCGACTGCCCGCCGGACACGAGGGCGAGCACCGCGCCTGATGACCCGCCGCTCCTGGTCCGGCCGCACCATCACCCGCATCACCGCCTACCTCCGACGCCGAGACGGCAACACCTGCTGGCTCTGCCACCACCCCGTCGCCCAAGACTCAGGCTCCATCGACCACATCCACCCCGTCAGCACACACCCCGACCTCGAACACACCCCCACCAACTGGAAGCTGGCGCACCTCACCCGAGCCGGCACCGAACAGGGCTGCGACCACCCCGGCTGCACCTGCCCCGGCAACAAAGGCCGCAAGGCCCAGCCCTGGACCGCACCACCCAGCAGGAGCTGGTAACCGATGAGAGGATCACGACCATGGACACCCCCGGCCGGACCATCGACCCCTGCCCCGTGTGCCACCAACCCACAGACCTCGGCATCACCATCGACAGCCAAGGCCGCGCCTACGCCCAGCCCTGCGGCCACCCCGTCGCAGCCACCATCTACAGCGACCACGTCAAGCTCGAACCCCGCAGCGCTTGACACCAGCGCCCCGAGCACACTCACCCGAGGGCCGTTTTGGCTCACGCGCCAGCGACGACGCGGCGGCACTCGCGCCCGATCTCTCTCTCCTCGGCGGCTGGCGACGCGCCGCTGGCGTGCGCTCCACTTTTTCGGTCCCTACCGTGGTGGGTGTGGGTGGAGCCGCGGAGTCGTCGACCGGGCCGGGCTCGGCTCCTCGTGCGATCGGCGCGGGGCGGCCGGGGCCGGTCCGGTCGGCGTTGCGGAAGGCGCTGCAGGAGGCGCGGGACGCGCAGCGGATGACGACGGAGCACGAGGTGCGGGCGCTGGTGGCCGATCGGCAGGCGGCGATCGTGGACGAGGCGGCGCGGCGTGGCGACGAGCGGGTGCTGCTGACGGCGTCGGACAAGCTGCTCGAGCTGCTGGACACGCTGCCGGTGCGGACGACGGACGCGCCGGGGGGAGGTGGCGCCGATGACGGCGGAGCTGCTGGAGCAGCGCTCCTCGTCCTTCGTGGTTCCCCCACGTTGGGCGACACCGCGGACGCCTGAGCGGCCGTCGTACGGGCCCATCGTGGCGAAGGCGTCGGCGCTGGTGGGTCGGCCGTTCATGCCGCATCAGCGGGAGATCGTGGACGTGTTCCTCGAGGTCCAGTCGGAGGAGGCTGGGGATCCGGAGCCGGGCGAGTGGGCGTACGACGACGGCACGGGGACGCTGGAGCGGCGCGCGGGGAAGACCGCGATCCAGTCGCCGCTGGTCACGCACCGCGCCGAGCTGATCGACCGGGCTCGGATGTTCATGGCCGCGCACAAGGGCGACATCACGCGCCGGCGGTGGCTGGACATCACCGAGGACATCCTGTCGTCCCCGCTGCGGGATCAGGTGACGCGGAAGGTGTCGATCTCGCACGAGGAGCTCCGTTGGAAGCGGAACAACTCCACGCTGATCCCGTTCGCGGCCAACGAGGACGCGATGCACTCGGAGACGCCGCACCTGGTGCTGATCGACGAGCTGTGGGCGTTCAGCGAGGAGCAGAAGCGGGTCGTTGAGGCCGGGTACGTGCCGGCGTTCGCGACGTCGTCGGGGCAGGCGCTGAAGATGTCCACGCAGGGCACCGAGCGGTCGTACTGGCTGAACGCGGAGACGAAGGCCGGCCGCCGCGCGGTCGAGCGGGGTGTGCGGCTCGGGAAGTTCTACTACGAGCACTCGCTGCCGGACCGGGTCGGCGGGGTCCTGCTGAAGGACCTGGACGACGACGCGCTGGTCCAGGCGTGCATCGAGAACCACCCGGCGGTGTGCCACCGGCCGGGCTGCCCGGGGCCGCGGCAGGGTCGGCCGTGCGCGCACGGGTTCACGGTGCGGCCGGCGGCGATCCGGTCGGCGTGGTCGACCATGACGCAGGGCGACCCGGCGCTCGGCCGGCTGGAGTTCCTGCGGGCGTACGGGAACCGGTCGGCGGCGGACCTGTCCGGGGCGTGGCTGGCGATCGACGAAGCGGTGTGGACGCGGCAGCACGACACCGTGGGGATCCCGGAGGGTGCGCCGGTCGCGCTCGGGGTGTGGGTCGACGAGGACGGCCAGGATGCTGCGTTGTCGGCGGCGTTCCGGGGCCCGGACGGGCCGATGCGCGTGGAGATCCCGCAGACGCCCGTGACGCAGGGCGATGGGGCGTCGAGGCTGGAGCCGACCGTCCGTGAGGGGCTGCGGTGGATCGCGGGCGTGGTACGGCACATCGCGGCGACCAGCACGGTCCGGACGGTCGCGGTCGCGAACACGAAGGCCGCCCGCGACGTCGCGGACGAGCTGGACGCCGTCGACGGGCTGCACGTGACGCGGGTGTCTCAGGCGGATCTGCCGGCGGCGTGCTCGCGGCACCGTACGGCGCTCGAGGACGGGTCGTGGTTCCACCGGGTGTCGGTGGAGGCGACGGAGGCGGCGAAGGCCGCGGACTGGCAGCGGCACCAGTGGGCGCGGCCGGGTGAGTCGATCAGCGCGCTGGGTGCGCAGACGTTGGCCGGCTGGGGCTTCGACCATGCCCCGGAGCCGGAGGAGACCTACGGAAGGTTCGTGATCGGATGACCATCACCGAGTTCCTGCTGGCGCGGATCGCCGAGGACGAAGCAGGCAGCATCGGCACTCACTGGAGCCGCCGTGCCCGTGCCGAGTGCGAGGCCAAGCGGTCGATCCTCGAGGAGATCGAGGCCCGCCGCTCGATGATCCCCAAGCACGTCGTCGGCGACGGCGACGAGCACGACGAGGTCATCGTCGAGTGGGCAGAGTCGACGGTCCTGGCCTCGCTCGCCGCGGTGTACGCCGACCACCAGGACTACCGCGAGGAGTGGGCCCGATGAGCCGATGGAGCCGCCGCCGAGACGACCAGATCCAGCGGGCGCTGGCGTCGTACGCCGAGGCCCGCGCCGAGCAGCGCGCCGTGGGCGGGACCGCGCTGTACCCGGCGCTCATGGACCCGAAGACCCTGACCCGGCAGGTCTGGGACGCGTCCACCGCCCGCCGGATCCCCGGCGTCGGCCGGGCACTCGACCTGATCTGCGGGCTCGGGTCGCAGATGCAGCTCGACCGGTACGCCGGGATCATGCCGCTGTCCCGGCCCCGGTTCCTCGAGCAGCCCGACCCGGACCTCGACCTCGCGACCTTCACCGCCGTGCAGTGGGAGGACTGGCTCCTCCACGGCAACGCCGCGCACCTGGTGACCGCCCGGTACTCCGGTGGCCCGTTCGCCGGCTGGCCGGCCGCCGCGAAGTGGTTCCCCGCGCAGCAGTGGCACACCACCGTCGAGCGCGGCCGCCAGCAGTGGTGGCTGAACGGGACCAAGGTCAACCCCGACGACGTCGTGCACGTCCAGAACGGCGCCAACCCGATGACCCCGTGGATCGGGATGGGCATCGTCGAGCGCTACCTCGGCACCTTGGACCGGATCGCGCTGCAGGAGGAGCGGGAACGGCAGGACACCGCCGGCGGGCAGGTCCCCTCGGTCGCGGTCATCACCCCGCAGAAGGACCCCGACGAGGACGACCTCGACGAGGCCGCCGACAAGTGGGAGAAGAAGTTCCGCGGCCCGGGCCGGCGCCCGGCGATCCTCCCCAACGGCACGCAGGTGATCCCGCTCGGCTGGTCGCCAAACGACGCGCAGGCCACCGAGGCACGGAAGCTCGGCCTGCAGGACACCGCGAACATGTTCAACCTGGACGGCTACTGGCTCGGCGCGCCGTCGAGCTCGCACACGTACAAGAGCCCGGGGCCGCTGTTCCTGACGCTGGTGCGTACGACGCTGGGGCGGATCATCACGCCGTTCGAGCAGCGCTGGTCGGAGCACTGGCTGCCGCGTGGGTCGGTGGTGCGGTTCGACCGTGAGGCGATACAGGCCGACGACCTCGGGTCGCTGGTGAACACGCTGACGACCGCGACCGGGAACAAGCCGCTGATGACGCAGGACGAGGCCCGCACCCGGCTGCGGCTCGCGCCGGTAGGCGGCGCGGCGGCTGAGCTCACGGCGCCGGCTCCCGCCGCTCCCCCGCCGCCAGCGAAGGACCCCAACGACGACGCCCAGGACCAGACTGACCCGGAGGAGAACGACTGATGTCCGCACTGATGACCGAGCTGGTGGCGCCGGAGTCGCGCCTGTTCACGCAGCTGGAGTTCCGCGAGACCGACACCACCGAGGATCTGTCGTGGATCGAGGGGCTCGCCGTGCCGTACGGCATCGCGACCAACGTCGGTTGGTACGAGGAGGAGATGGTCGCCGGGGTGTTCGCCAAGAGCATCCGCGAGGCCGCGTCGTCCCTACCGCTGCTGCTGTTCCACGACGGCCGCACGTTCCCGATCGGCGCGGCGGAGTCCTGGACCGAGCGCAGCAACGGGCTGCTCGGCCGGTGGCGGGTCGACACGAAGGACGAGCTTGCGCAGCAGGCCGCGCGCAAGGCCCGCGACGGCTTCCTGCCCGGGCTGTCGGTCGGCTTCCAGCCGATCCGCACTGAGCGGATCGACCGCTCTGACCAGCCGTTCCTGATGAGGCGCATCGAGGCGCGCCTGCTCGAGGTCTCGCTCGTGTCGACGCCGGCCTACAAGGACGCCACGGTGAAGCTCGTGCGCTCTGCGGACGGGGCTGGCGGAGGCGAGCAGCGGCCGGTCGCGCGCCCCCGCGCCGAGGAGTGGCGCCGCACGCTGGAGCAGCTGCGCTCCGGCACCTGATCTACCCCGCCAGGAACCCGGGATCGGCTCCGGGGAGGACCCCGTCACGACGCGTGGCGGGGTCCTCGCGATTTCTGAGCGGTCAACCCCGACACGCCGCTGACCTGCGGAAACGGTGGGGCGGTTTGACGATTCTCGTCCGCTGCGGAGACTCGTCATGAACAGGCCGCGCCGCTGATCGCGCCGGACCCGCGCCGGACCCCCACCTCGTGGGAGGCACCACCCGGGACCACCCGTGAGGCACCCGACCGAACCTCATCCGTTCGTTCGAGTACCCCGGAGGGTCCCGATGTCCAACGCAGTCCTCACTCGGCTCCACGCGGAGCGCACCCGCTGCATCGAGTTCATCGACAACCTGCTGGCGCAGGTCGAGTCCGAGAGCCGCGACCTGGTCGACGCCGAGCAGTCGAACCTGACCGCGCAGCGTGAGCGGATCGCGCAGCTCGACGAGCAGATCGCGCCGCTCGAGGAGTTTGAGCAGCTCCGCGGCGCTCACCAGGAGACCGCGTCCCGGTACACCCCGACCGCTCCCCCGGCACCGGGCGAGGAGCGCGGCGGCGCGGGCAACCTCGGCGGCGGCGCGCGGGCCACCGACCGCGAGTACAAGTACCGCAGCGCGGGCGAGTTCCTGGCCGACGCGTACAAGGCCAGCCCGAAGGCGCAGCGCGCCGGCCAGCAGCTCGACCGCGGGTCGATCGATGCCGCGGCCGCTCGCCTCCGCTCCCACGGCCTGACCGTCGAGGGTGGCGCCCTGGTCCGCGCGGCAGCCCCGCACAACACGACCACCGAGGTCCCCGGCCTGCTGCCGGTCACGATCGTCGGCGAGATCATGAGCGACGTCGACGCCGCTCGGCCGTTCATCAGCTCCATCGGCGCCCGCGACCTCGGCGGCATCCCCGGCCTGTCGTTCGAGCGCCCGACCATCACGCAGCACGTGCAGGTCGGCAAGCAGGCCGCGGAGAAGACCGAGGTCGCCAACCGGCAGTTCAAGGTCGACGGCGTGCCCTTCACGAAGGACACCTACGGCGGCTGGGCGAACGTCTCCCGCCAGTCCATCGACTGGACGTCGCCGGGCGTCTGGGACGCGCTGATGACCGACTTCATCGAGCAGTACGGCCTCGAGACCGAGAACGCCGCGGCCGACGCGTTCGCGACCGCGGTCACCCAGAAGCAGGAGCTCACCACGGCGCTCGCCGGCGAGCCGACCCTGCAGGAGATCCTGAAGGCGCTGTACGGCGCCGCGCGGAAGTCCTACCAGGGCTCGGGCCGGATGCCCAACATGATCTGGGCGTCCCTCGACTGGTGGGAGACCCTCGGCGTCATCATCGACGCCCTGAAGGCGAGCACGGCGGGCAACGGCGGCGGCGACTCCGACGTCCAGTCGTTCGCCGGCAACCTGCTCCGCACCCCGCGGATCATCGTGCCGAGCTTCCCGGCCGGGACCCTGATCGTCGGCGTGAAGTCCCGCACCGAGGTGTACGAGGACCGGTTCGGCTTCCTCTCGGTCGTCGAGCCGAAGGTCTTCGGTGTCGAGCTCGCGTACGGCGGCTACATGGCCTCCGGCACGGTGAAGCCCTCGGCGTTCACCAAGATCGTCAACGAGGCGTGATCTCGATGAGCGCGGAGAAGCTGATCGAGCAGGCCGACGCGTACATCGCGTCGGTGAACGTCGACGAGCTGCACGTCGACGTGCAGTCCCTGGCCGCGACCTACGAGGCCCGCAAGGCCGAGGAGGACGTCCGCGGTCAGGTGGCGTTCGCGCGGGCGATCGTGCGCCGGGCCCGGGCGGCCGGCTACGAGCCGGGCGTGAAGGCGCTGGGCGACATGACCGCGGCCGAGCTGAAGGACGAGCTCGAGCGCCGCAACGAGGGCCGCGACGAGGCCGACCTGATCGTCCCCACGGGGAAGAACAAGCCGGACCTCCTCGCCGCGCTCGAGGCCGACGACGCGGAGTAGCCGTGGCCGACACCTGGCTGGAGCCGAGCACCGTCACCGCGGTGCTCGGCTCGGTCGCGTCCGATCTCCCCGCCGGCGACCTGGACGGCATCGTCCCGGGCGTCCGGGGATGGGTCGAGGACAAGCGGAAGGACCTGCTCGTCGGCGACGGCGGAGACCCCGAGGTCTTCACCTTCACCCCGACCCCGCAGGTCGTCCTCGGCGCGGCGTTCCTGGTGTGGCGGACCTACGACCGGCGCCGGTCCCCGGTCGGGATCGTCGGTGCGTCCGAGGACGGGTACGCCGGCATCGTCCGCGACGACCCGGACATCGCGCGGTTCCTCGGCATCGGTGCCGCGGGCCGGTTCGTGTTCGGCGGCCACAACCCGACCACCGAGGCGGTGGTCTGAGGTGCTGAACGAGCTGCGGGACAGCATCACCAGCGACCTGACCACGGCCGGGATCAAGGCGCTCGGCTACATCGGCGAGGTCATCACCCCGCCGTGCGCTCTGGTCGTCCCCTCGGAGCCGTACCTGAAGCGGCCCGACGCGACGGAGCGGATCCCGTTCCGGAAGGTCAAGGCGAACGTCGACGTGCTGCTGCTGGTCCCCCGTGAGGGCGGGGAGAAGGCGGCGGCCGCGCTGATCGATGACCTCATCGAGGACGCGTACCGCGCCCTCAACCAGAACCACGACATCAAGGCCGCGTCGCGGCCGGGCGTGGTCACAGTCTCCGGCTCGAAGTACGTCGGGTCGGTCCTCTCCATCGAGGCACTAGCGGAGGAACCCTGATGGCAACCAAGTACGACGGCAAGGACCTGACCTTCACGGTCGACGGCGTCCAGTTCAACGCGGACGGCACCTCCGTGGTGATGGACAACGAGGACGGCGACGCGGGCACGCAGACGTTCGCCGAGCTCGCCAACGGCACCCCGGTGAACTGGTTCTTCCAGATCACCGCGCTGCTCGACCTGGCCGGCACGTCGTTCCACACGATGCTGTGGGACAACGCTGGCACCGAGGTCGCGTTCGTCTTCGACCCGATGGGCGCAGGCGTCACCCCGACCGTGAACAAGCCCAAGTACACGGGCAACTGCAAGATCCCGCGGAAGCCTCCGGTCGGTGGCCAGGCCGGCGAGACCTGGACCTACGACTTCCGGATCGACATCGTCGGCGAGCCGACCAAGGTCACCGCGTGACGCAGATCCTCGACGTGGACGTGGACGCCGCCCCGGTGCGGGCGGCGTTCGCGTCTCTGCGTCTGCGTCTGCGGAACCTGTCGCGGGCGTGGGCGCTCATCGGGGCCCGGATGGAGTCGGCGGCGCAGCCGGTCGTGCCGGTCGAGTCCGGCCGGCTCGTCGACTCGCTGAAGGCCACGGCGGGCCCGATGGGCGTCGAGTTCGCGTCGGACCTGGTCTACGCGGGCGTGCAGGACCGGGGCTGGCCGGCGCACGGCATCGAGGGCCACCACTTCATGAGCCGGGCCGAGGAGGCGCTGCGCGGCGACGCAGTGGACCTACTGGCGCCGGAGATCCAGCGACAGATCGACGCGGTCGGTCTCGGCTGACCACCACCCACACCAGGAGACGAACCACCATGACCGCACGGATCAACACCCTAAACGCGCTGGAGCAGGCCGAGGCCGAGGAGGCCGCCGGTGTCCCGCTGCACAAGATCGAGGAAGAGGGCTCCCTGAAGGTCCGTCTCTGGGGCGCGATCGCATGGGTCATCACGAAGCGGGACGAGCCGACGCTGTCGTACCTCGACTACATGAAGCGGGCCACGTACTCGGAGATCCTCACGTTCGTGCTCGGCACCGACAACGCCGCCGAGGAGGCGGCCGCCGACGACCCGTTTCCGGCTGGCGCAGCTGCAGCGGATGAGGGCGCACCGGCTGACGCAGAAGGCCCGGTTCTGTCTGGCGACGGGGATCCCGCCGTCTGAGTACGACCTGATGCCGCTCGAGGAGCGCGCGGCATTCATCCACGAGGTCAACCGGCGTAGGCGCTGACGAGAAGGAGCGGGGACCGTGGCGGATCCTGAGGTCGTCGTACGGGGACGGGGTGACTTCCGTGCCCTGAACCGGGACGTGGCGGCGGCCGAGGCCCGGTTCTCCAAGATGGGGTCCACCATCAAGCGGGGGCTCGCGACATCGGCGCTGGCCGGCACCGCGGCGCTGGTCAAGCTCGGCGTCGACTCCGTGCGCGCGGGGTCGGCGGCGCAGCAGTCGCTCGGCGCGACGGAGACCGTGTTCGGGAAGTACGCCGACACCGTCATCGCCCGATCGAAGAAGGCCGCCGAGGCGGTCGGCCTGTCGGCCAACGAGTACCGCGAGCTGGCGAACGTCACCGGTGCGACCCTGGCGAACTCCGGCGCTCCGCTGAAGCAGGTCACGAAGCTGACGGCCGAGCTGACCCGGCGGGCGGCCGACATGGCCGCGACGTACGGCGGCACGACCAAGGAAGCGATCGAGTCCGTGTCGTCGCTGCTGCGCGGCGAGGCCGACCCGATCGAGCGGTACGGCGTCTCGATCAAGCAGTCCGACGTGAACGCGCGGCTCGCGGCGCAGGGTCTGGACAAGCTGACCGGGTCGGCCCGGAAGCAGGCCGAGCAGCAGGCGCGGCTCGACCTGCTGATGCAGCAGACGTCGAAGACGGCCGGCCAGTTCGGTCGGGAGTCGGACACGATCGCTGGGAAGGGGCAGCGGCTCGGCGCGAAGGTCGAGGATCTGGAGGCGAAGTTCTCCGACCTGCTGATCCCGGCGCTGTCGGCGGCCGCCGATTGGGCGTCGGAGGACGTCGTCCCGGCGCTCGACGACCTCCACGGGTGGCTGTCGGACAACAGCGACGAGTTCGCGTCCCTGGCGTCGACGGTGGGCGACACCGTCGTGCCCGCGCTGCAGGGCGCGGTCGACGTCGTCGGGGAGGCGGTCGAGCTGTTCTCGGACCTGCCCGCTCCGGTGAAGGAGTTCGCGGCTCAGGCCGGTGTGGCGGCGCTGGTGCTGCCGAAGGTGGCGGCGGCCACCACGGTGGTGACGAACGCGGTGGGGAAGTACACCACGGCGGCGGACGCGGCGGCGGCTCGGTCGGCGGCAATGGGGTCGGCGATGCGGACCGCTGCGGGTGTCGGCGGGATGGTCGCGCTCACGCAGGGCGCGACGTCGTCGAACGAGGCGATCAGCCTGCTGTCGTCGACGGCCGGCGGCGCGCTGCTCGGGTTCTCGGTCGGCGGCCCGTGGGGTGCTGCGATCGGTGCTGGTGCCGGTGGACTGCTGGGGCTGGCCCAGGCGACGGGCGAGGCCGACAGGGCCGCACGCGAGTCGGCGACCACGTGGGCGACGTACGCCTCCACGCTGGACAACGTCACCGGTGCGACGACCCGGGCCACCGAGGCGATGGTGTTGGAGGAGCTCCGCGCCGGCAAGCTGCTGTCGACGGCCGGGCAGCTCGGCATCGACAAGGCGACGCTCGTGCAGGGCATCCTCGGCGAGACGAACGCGCGTAAGACGCTGCTGTCTGCGATCGAAGTTGAGGACCAGGCGATCCGTGGCCTCGTCGCGTCGTACGAGGAGCAGTTCAAGACGTCGACGTCGCGGCGAAGCGACGAGGCGAAGGCCATGGCCGAGGAGTTCACGAGCCGTCGGGAGCGGCTGGACCTGCTGAAGGCCGAGGTCGGCGAGATCAACAACGCGACGGCGGCGAAGCGCGAGGACATCCTCGTCATGGCCCAGATCCCGGACGCGGTGATCACGAAGATCGAGACGCCGGGGCTGGTCGATTCGAAGCGGGAGGTCCGAGCGCTGGCGCGGTCGTACGCGCTGACGCCGGCGCAGGTCAAGACCGTGCTCGAGGTGACCGGGGTCGCGTCGGCGGTGAAGGACGTCGACCGGTTCTCGGCGGCGGTCGGGGTCGAGGCGCCGAAGAAGGCCAAGGAGGGCGGGAAGAAGGCCGGTAGGGCGATCCCGGAGGGCGCCACCGAGGGGCTCGTCCCCGGCCTGAAGGCCCTGAAGCAGCAGCTGAAGGGCGGAGTCCAGGGCGCCACTGACAACGCGAAGGGCCCGGCGCTCGTCGGCGGCACTGAGGTCGGCACCAACATTGGCGCCGGTCAGTACCACGGCATGGACCGGTGGATCGTGCCGATCTTCGGCAAGGGCTACCAGATGGGCAAGGCCGGCGTCGACGGCGCGAAGGCGGGCGCCGCGACTCGGTCTCCGTCGCGGGAGACGATCTGGGTCGGCCGGATGCTCGGTGAGGGCATGGCGGTCGGGATGGACGCCACCACGCCTGTCGTCGGCCGCGCCGCCGTCAACCTCGGGAAGAAGGCCGTCGCCGAGATCCTCGCCGGCGTCACCGGCGGGCTCGACGGCGTCGAGGCCACCCTGGACCGGATCACCAAGCTGATCCAGAAGTCGATCAAGGGCAAGAACGACGAGAAGCGCGAGAAGGCGGTACTGAAGTCCCTGAAGGACCAGTACGCCGCGCTGCGAGCGAACGGCGCGGCCCAGGACGCGATCAACGCCAAGCTGGAGGACGCGCGCGGGCTGCTCGAGCAGGCGACGAGCGCGTACAACGACTACGCGAACGCCGCCCGCGACGCCGTCACCGCGACCGGGAACATCACGCAGCTGGGCCGGCAGGACGACGGCACGGTGTCGCTGACGTCGCTGCTGAACGAACTGGAGAACGCCGCCAACGACGCGGACCGCTTCGTCGACCTGTCCGAGAAACTCGCCGGGATGGGGCTGTCGAAGGAGTCGATCGACCAGATCCTCGCCGCCGGCCCGTCCGCCGCGCTCGCGACGGTCGAGGCGATCGAGACCGGCGGCCAGGAGGCCGTGACCCGGATCAACGAGCTGCAGGGCCGGCTCGCGGCCGCGGGGACGCGGCTCGGGCAGGACATGGCCGGCCGCTACTACCAGGCCGGCGTCGATGCGGCCCAGGGGCTGATCAACGGGCTGAACTCCCAGCTGGCGGCGCTGCAGGCGATCGCCGAGCAGCTCGGTGACGCGCTGATCAAGGCGACGAAGAAGAAGCTCAAGAGCAAGTCGCCCAGCAAGGTGTTCGAGGGCATCGGGCAGGACGTCGTCGCGGGTCTCTCGATCGGGATCGACGACACCGTGGCGTCCCGGTCCGGTGCGTCGCTGGCGGCTTCGCTGGTCAAGGGGTTCGATAACCCGCAGCTCTCGGCCGACGTGCTGACCAGCAGCTTGTCGAGCACGACGATCGCGGTCCGGCTGACGGCTGCGCAGGTGTCGCAGCTGCAGCGTGGCCGTGAGATCCAGATGGACCTGGACTACGCCCGGTCGAACGGCGTGCTGGGGACGACGTTCTGATGGTGTCGTCGGTGGCGGTGCAGGAGTTCGACACGGTCGACGTGCTGCGGCTCGAGGTGGAGACCGACGCGACCGGGCTGGTCAACCTCGTGCAGAACCCGTCCGGTGAGCTCGGTGGGTGGGGTTGGATCACCACGATCGTCGGGTCGAAGATCGACGGCGGCGCGGCGCTGACGTACACCGGTGTCGCGGGTGCGTCGTGGTTCACCACGGAGGAGATGCCGGTCGCTGCGGGGCAGTACGCCGCGGCGCGGTGGAACGCGACCGGCGGTACGGCGGGGTACTACTTCCGGGCGCGGTTCGAGTGGATCAACTCCGCGGGCGCGGTGATCTCATCGAGCACGCAGACCGGGTACCTGGCGCGGAACAGCGGCGTGGGGAACCTCGGCGCCCAGCTCGCGCCGGCGGGCACGGTGTGGGCGCGGCTGCGGTTCGACGTCTACGCGACGAACACAGGCACCAACCCGGGCGGGGCGCACACCTTCACGTTCAAGGAGGTCACGGTCGCGAAGGCCGCGACGTCGGGCGTGCTGGGGCAGTCCCGGGCGAACCTGGTCCCGAACCCGTCGTTCGAGACCGACACGGCCGGCTGGGTCGCCGCCGGGGACGCCGCGATCGCACGGTCCACCGCCCAGGCCTACGTCGGCGCGGCGTCGCTGCGGTACACCCACGGGTCGACTGCTGGTGGCTCGTTCTGGACGCTCGACGGGCGCCGCGGCATCCCCGTGACGGGAGGCGCCATCTACGCGATCTCCACGCAGAGCAAGGCCGCCACGACGGCGCGGACATGGAAGGTCTACCCGCAGTGGTACGACGCCACAGGCACCTACCTCGGCAGCGGCAGCCCGGTCTCGCTCACGAACACCACAGGCGGATGGACGCTCGGTTCCGGGACGGTCACGGCGCCCGCGTCCGCGGCCACCCTCGCGCTGGAGGTCAACGTGACCGCCGCCGCCGGCGAGCAGCACTACTTCGACGCGTTCATGGTCGAGCAGGCCAACAGCGTCGGGACCTACTTCGACGCCGCGACCCCGGACGCCGGCGGATGGGACTACGGCGGCACGACACGCTCCCCCCTGGCGCTGCCGACCCGAACCAACCTGGTCCTCGACCCGCTGCCCTCTGCAGCGCTGAACGGCTACGCGGCGGGGCCCAACGCGAGCATCCAGTACCTGAACCTCGGCGGCATCGGGCCCGTGGTGCGGGTCCGCCCGACCTCGGCCAACCCCGACACCTTCGTCTCGGTCGGCGGCGACACCGGCGCCATGCGGCTAGGGATGCAGGCCGGGAAGACCTACACCGTGTCGGCCGGGATGGTCGGCACCAACCACCCCGGCGGTGACTTCGGCGACCGCACCGACGCGATCGTGGTCTTCCACCGCGTCGGGGCAGGCGCCTACACCGAGTTGAGCACCGGCCCGGTGACTGGCGGCCGCGGCTCCCTCACGTTCACGCTGCCGTCCGGTGCGACGGAGGCCTTCATCCGGCTCTACCACGGCGGCGGCAGCGCGCTGTCCTACACCGACTGGCAGCAGGTCATCCTCGAGGAGGCCACCTCCGAGACCGGGCCCTACTTCGACGGCTCGACCCCGGACAGCACCAGCGACTTCACGCTCTACGACCGTGCGTGGACCGGCACGGCCAACAACTCGACCAGCACCGAGGCCGCCACCGTCACCCTGCCGTACGCGACCGCCGTCAACAGCAACCTCGGCTACCTCGACCCCGTCCAGTACCTCAACGTCATCGGCGAGTCCCACGAGCTCCGCGTCGTACGGCAGGAGCTGCAGGTCGGCACCCTCGACGCGACCATCATCAGCCGCACCCTCGACCCCGCAGACTCCGCCCTGATCCGGCCCGGCCGCCGCGCCCGGCTCCGCGCCCTCGTCGCCGGCGTCTGGGAAGAGCTCATCACCGGCAAGCTCCTGACCGCGAGCGTCGAGTACGAGCTCAAGGACCCCAAGCTCCCCGACGAGAAGCGGGCCACCATCACGGTCAACCTCGTCGACGCCGGCCAGCCGCTGTCCCAGGCGAAGCGACCGCAGGGTGTCGCCACGATCGCCGAGCTGCCGTTCGTGCTCGAGGGCGCCGGCGTTCCGTGGAACGTCAACGGGTCCGGGAACCAGGTCGCGACCGCGACCCCGACCACCTTCAACGACAACGCCTCGGCGCTGACCCAGGTAGCGCTGACCCGCGACACCCGGGCCGGGTACGCGTGGGTATCGCGCCGCGGCGTGGTGAACGCGTGGGACCCCGGCTCGCTGCCCGCGCCGGCACCGGTCGTGCTCGACGAGACGACGTACAGCGACCTGAAGGTCACGTTCGCGACCGACGACTGCATCAACGCCGTGGCGTTCACCGTGCAGTCCCTGGGCGTCGACGGCACCACCACGGAGACGACGTACGGGCCGTACGAGGACGCGACGTCGATCGAGACCTACGGCCGGTTCCTGAAGGAGTTCACCGTCACCGGCTTGTCGAAGGCGCAGGTCGACACGCTCGCGGCCGCGATCATCGCCGCGAACAAGACCCCGTCCCGGCGCGTGCAGTCGGTGACGCTGCCGCTGACCAAGCTCGCACGGGTCGACGCACACGCGCTGCGCGACCTCTACGACCTGGTCAAGGTCAACAACACCGAGGTGGCGCTCTCGGCCAACCTGCGGGTGACCGGGATCGAGCACGTGGTCACGACGAGAAGCTGGCTGCTCACGCTGACGTTCGCGGCCAACGGCGGGGTGGCGTCGCCGATCTTCCAGCCGCCGGTGCAGTCCGACGCGTCCCCGGACGTCGGGGTCATCGAGTGGTTCGCCGGCCCGACCAGCAAGGTCCCCTCGACCAAGCTCGTGTGCGACGGGTCGTCGAAGGCGGTCGCGTCGTACCCGTACCTCTTCGCCGTGATCGGCTACACGTACGGCGGGTCCGGGGCGAACTTCAACGTGCCGAACCTCGTCGACCGGTTCCCGATCGGCGCCGGGACGAAGGCGCTCGGCACCACGGGCGGCGGCCCGACGAAGACACTCGCCGTGGCGAACCTGCCCGGTGGCCACCCGACCGGGTACACCGGGTCGTCCCTGATGGGTTCCGGCCCTACGCCTGCGTTCGGTGTCACGGCGACCGGTGGCACCAGCACCCCGTTCGACGTGATGAACCCGTGGCTGGCGCTGACTCCCGTGATCAGGGCGGTGTGACCGTGACCGACTCCAACGACCCGCTCGTCACCGCCGTCCGAGGCCTGCAGCTCTCGGTCGATCAACTCCGAACCGAGCTCGTCCGCAAGGACGTCTACGAGGCCGAGCGCGAGACCGACCGCGCCGAGGTCGCGAGCCTGCGCGAGTCGGTCAAGGAGATCAAGGGCACCCTCACCTGGCTGTCCCGGACTCTCGTGGCGTCGCTCCTGCTCCCGGTCCTGACGTCGGCGCTCGTGATCTACGTCATCCAGCAGGGAGGGTCGCGATGAAGCGACTCCGGATTCTGGCCGCCGTCCTCGTCACGCTGATCGTGGCCATGTCGGTGCTGTCGGTGTACCTCGTCCTCGACCGCGTCACGGATCGGCTCGCGGCCGCCGAGGAGAAGGCGCAGGCCAACGGGAAGCGGGCCGACGACGCGCTCGCCACGGCGCAGGCGCTCGCCGAGCAGGTGCGGCTCCTCGGCCAGCAGCCCGTCGTCGAGCCCGACGACCCGCCCGCCGGTGCACCTGGTGCGCCCGGGCTGCGCGGTCCGATGGGCCCGCCCGGCCCGCGCGGTGCGTCGTGCGTCGAGGAGCTCGGCTACCCGCGCTGCCGTGGCGCCGCGGGCTCGGCCGGGGCGACCGGAGCGACAGGGCAGGCCGGCGTCGACGGCGCGGCCGGCCCGGCGGGCAAGGACGGCAAGGACGGCGCCCAGGGCCCGCAGGGCGACCCCGGTCCCGCCGGCCCGCAGGGACCCGCCGGCACCGCGGTCCCCGGCACCTACTCCTGCCCAGCTGGCGAGGTCATGACCGGGTTCACCGTCGCCGGCGACGGGTCCGTGTCCCTCGCCTGCCAACCCACGATCCCCGCCGCCCAAGGAGGCAAGCAGTGAGCACGTCCCAGAACGGCTACCCGGCCCTCGACGGCCGCGTCACCGGCCCCCTTCCCCGACTCCGCGTCTGGCGGATCCCCGGCACCGGCCGACACCTCGCCCTGCGCGACGGGTCGACCGGATTCCTCCTCGTGCACCTGGCGATGTGGTTCGACCGCAAGGTCGAGGACATCGACGCCGGGGTCTGGGACGAGTGGGGGTACGCCTTCCGCCCGGTCCGCGGCTACGTGGCGCTGTCCAACCACGCCAGCGGGACCGCGATGGACCTCAACGCCACACAGCACCCGCTCGGCCGCGCCGACACGTTCTCGCCCGCCGAGGAGAAGCTGATCCTCTCGCGGGTCAACGGGTTCTACGCCGGGTGCATCCGCTGGGGCGGCGAGTACCGCGGCCGGCCGGACGAGATGCACTTCGAGATCGACCGCGGGATCGGCGCGTGCGAGCGCAAGGCGCGTGCGCTGCTCGACAGCCCGCGCGGGCGGAAGATCCTCGCGGCCAACCCCGGCGCACGGAAGGTCATCGAGTCGTGACCCGGCACACCACCGTCAACGTCGGCCGCGGCCGCCCCGCCGCCCAGCGCCACGCGTTCGGCAAGGTCCGCGCAACCAACGGCCGCCGCGGCATCGTCGGCTGGCAGGAGATCGGCGAGAGCGACGGCCCCGTCGACGAGGCCGCCGCGCTCCGCGCCGCGTTCCCCCGCCCGACCTGGCGCACCGCCGCCATGGCCATCCGGACCCCCGTCACGTGGAACCAGCTCGCGTGGGAGTGCCTCAGCGTCGAGCGCGAGAAGGTCATGCGCGGCATCGACCACGTGTCACCCGCGCGGTACGTCGTCATCGTCCGGCTCCGCCACCGCGTCACCGGCCAGCTCCTGACCCGGATCAACACCCACACTGTCGCCGGCGCGTTCAACGGCTCCACGGACCGACTCGAGTCCAGCCGCCGGCAGGGCTGGCAGCAGCACTGGACCCGGCTCTGCGAGATCGTCCAGGAGGAGGCCGCGACCGGCGCCGACGTCGTCGTGTCCGGCGACTTCAACCGCCAGCGGCCGGCCCTCCCGATCAAGGAGCTCCACCCCCGCGCGGTGCTGGCCGCCCGGTCGCACACCGACCACCTGATCGCCGTCCCGGCGTCCGGCCACCACGTCGTCGTCGACAAGGTCCACCGGACCCCGCTCGGCGTCGACTTCCACATCGCGCTGTCCGCGCGGATCCGCTTCAACCGGAAGGCACCCCGATGAAGGTCAACGTCCCCCGGCGCGTCCGCATCGCGCTCTACCTGCTCAACGTGCTCGGCACGCCCGTCGTGGTCTACGCCCGTGCCAAGGGCTGGATCGGCGACCTCGAGCTGGCCCTGTGGGGCGCCGAGGTCACGGCGGCCATGGCGCTCGCCGGGCTCAACGTCGGCGCCGGCCCCCAGGGCGTGAGCATCCGCGTCGACGCCGACCAGCTGACTGCGCTCGAGCGCGGCCAGCAGATCCAGCGCGACCTCGACGCGTACCGCCGCAACGGCGGGGAGGGCGGTGTCCTGTGAGCGAGCAGCTGTTCACCCTCGCCGACGCCAAGCTCGAGCTCGCCCGCCAGGACTGCGCCGCCTACGGCCACACCTGGCGGGTCGTCGACGCCCGGACCGTCGACCAGCCCGCCGGCCTTCCGATCGAGGTCGTGTGCGACCGGTGCACCGTCCACTACGCGATCGTGTCGACCCCCACGGTCGACGAGCCGCTCGCGCTCGAGTAGGTCAGTTCGGGATCTCGACGTCGTGCTCGGCCAGGCAGACTGACCGGACCTCGGCAGCAGCCTCCTGGACGGCACCGGCGCTACCGCCGGCGGAGAACGGGTTGGCGTCAGCAGCGGTGATCAGCGACGCGAACGCGCGGCGGGTCGGCTTGTCCAGGTCGGACAGCATGTCCTTGATGTCGGCGAGCGCGACCAGGTCGGCGACCGCGGCCGGGTCCTCGGCGACCGCGTCCTTGTAGGTCTCGCACGCGTCAGCGCCGGCCCCCGACCCGCAGGCCGTGAGGCTGGACGCGAGGATGACGGCACCGGCTCCGAGAACGAGGTTCTTCATGCCGGGAGGGTACGACGTGCCTACGTCACCCGTACGCCGAACCGATCCCCGGCCGCCCCTCGGTGGCCGGGGTCAGCCACGAGTACGGCACCCACTCCTGGATGACCTTGTCCCGCACCGTCATCCGGTCGATGTAGATGACCAGCGCCTCCCAGGAGCCGTCAGCGGCGCGCCGCCGGTCGACGACCAGCCCCGGCCACGACATCGGGACGTGAGGCTTCCGCACCCACACGTGCGCGGCCGGGGCAGTCATCACTGCAGGCTACGGCGTCAGGCGGTGAGGACCTCCGCACGCGCTGTCCTGATCACATCGGCGAGCGCATTCAGCGTCGGCTGATCCCACGTCTCGACCCAGGCGAGGTAGCGGCGCTGGTCCGCTGTCAGCGGCAAGCCGTCGTACGCCGCCCGCAGATCCTTCCGAGCCGCCTCAGGGAACCGCTCCCGGTCCTCCATCATGCCGCCCTCCTTCCCAACGTCTTGATCGCCGCCGACAGCTCATCCTCCGTCGCCAACAGGTAGTGCTCCGTCGACGCCAGCGACCGATGCCGCATCAAGTCCTGCACCACCCTCACGTTCGCGCCGCTACGCAGCAGCGACGTGCCGTACGTTGCCCGCACCCGGTGGATCGCCCCCGGCATCCCCAGGTCCTGAAACAGCCGCTTCGTGCCGCCAGACACCGTCGCCGCGGCGATGTGCCCGGACGACCGCCGCTCGCTCGGGAACCAGAACCCACGACGCGGGAAGTCGCCCGCCAGCTCCCACAGGTCATCGTGAGTCGGCAGCACCGCGAGCTGCCGGCCCTTCCCCAGCACCGTGACCCGGTCGCGGTCGATGTCCTCGCCCCGGAACTTGGCGATCTCGTGGGCCCGCAGGCCGGCAAGGTAGGCGAGCAGGATCCAGGCCCGCAGGTGCCCGGTGGCGCGATCGAGGACGGTGTCGATCTCCTCCGACGTCAGCGGTCGTGGCCGTGGCCGTGGGTTCGGCACCCGCTGCAGCAGCTTCGTTGGGTCGTCGTCGACGTGTCCGGCCTCGACCAGCCAGGCGTACAGGTTGATCAGGTGAGCCCGGTAGGTGTTGCGGGTCCGGCCGTCGAACTGGTCCAGCCACTCCGCGACGACGTGGGCCGGCTGGCCGAGGGATCCCCATGCCGTGCACCGACCTCGAGCGAACTTCACGCGCTGAGCGATGGTCGAGCTGGACGCGTCGTGGGCGCGCATCCAGTCGGCGTACTCGTCGAGCGAGATCCTGCGGTCGGTGGTCAT